CTTCTGGTGTCATAATAACTGTGTGTGTTATAAAATTATACAAAAATTTAAGGCGGGTTTTAAAACCCGCCTTAAATCATACTTTACACAGTATTTTGGATACTACCTAAAAATTGGACGAATGCCATCGTTACCAAAACCTTTGGATTTACTTACTTCTTTTATCCCACCTCTTACGCTCGCCGCGAATATCATAATGAACAAACGAGTCATACAACCCTAAACCACCCTCTAACATGTCGCCTGAGCTTATAAGCTTCTCAACCGTATTGTAAAGCTCTACCGTAGACATTCCTTTCACAACAATATCCGCAGCCTTTCCTTTTACGTGCTGAGAGTTTGGAACACCTCCGACCCTTGCGTTATGTTCAGGCGATCTATACGCGCTATTTATCTTTATTGGGTTTTTAAGATGATTCCTTAAGAACTGTAATTGATTTGCCAGCTTTACAATATTCTCAAAGACTTCCTGCGGCATTGGTGCGCCGTCCTTGCTTTGGAATTCTTTTAGTTTAAAGTTTTCTGTTAGTTTCATATTAGTCAATAATTTCTTGTGATTCTCCGATAAAGTGTAGACTTATAGGTAATATTCCTATCCATTCAGCTATTAATAGGCTCCAAAAGTCAAAAGCAAAGTGTAGTATCATGGCCAAGACTATAAATGCGCCTGCGATTATCTTGTAAATACGCTGCTTTGTAGAGCTGTAAACAATCATAACCACTACACTGCCGATAAAAAACACTGTAGCAGCTCCGTAGTGTAGAATTACCTCATGATTGTGTTTGGTGGTTCCAACTAGTAAAAGAGCAATTCCTAACACTACGTTATACCATTTCTTTTTAATAAATCCGCTATACATGAATATTGTTGCCGCAATGGAAAGTAGTGCAGCATACAACAAATTCCCTTCGCTATATGCGTAATCCGATATACTGTCGCGCCATTCTCCCGTGTAGATGTAGAGTATCAAGGGTATCAGTACTAAGAATCCAGCGAACCATGTTTGTAAATTTCTGAATCGTTTCATTTCTCATCGTCTTGTTTTTCAACTTTGCATCCGTTCTTTTCCTCTATTTTGTTTATGTAGAAATTTATTTTGCTTTTCATCCAGTCGCGTATTTTTTTTATAATCAAGCTAACAGCATCTATTTTTTCTACTTCTTCTTTATTACGTATTGCATAGACATTTCCTAATATTGAGTAAGCTTCTGATATAATCATGACAATCATTACTATATTTACCGCTGCTGTGAAATCGACAGGTATTTTTAAACCTACTGCCGCCAATGTCATAGGTATTAATATGAATATAAACTTTGTGGAAATGCCCCACCAAAAGATTGATAGCTTAACCTTGTATTTTAATCTATAAGCTTTTATAGCTCCTAAAAAAGAATCCACAAGCATTAAGATTATTAATAGTAATGTTGTTTCTAAGTCAATTCCCAGGTAAGCAAAAACAGGATACACGATCACTTTTAAAAATTCATTAAATTTTTCTTCCATCGTGCTATTATGTTTCATTTCTCATGCAATACTTCTTTAGGGGATTAATAACATTATTTCTTATTAGATTTAGTTCTGCGATATATGTAAACTAACCATGTAAAATCAAGTATTAACGTAGTGGTTAAATCCAAAGAGAAACCACTCACGTCACTAACCGAAAGAATACTCCAGATTATTGTGCTTGCAATAAATCCGTAAAAGGCTGTTAACGTAAATTCACAGAATTTGTATTTATTTAAAAACCACGCGAATGATGATATAACTAAAATATCGTAAGTGATAACTTTTAAAATTTCATAAATCGTGTAGGTTGTTGGGTATTGTATTTGTAAATCTTCGCAACCTGTAATTATCGGGTCGAATAGACTCGGAAAAAACAGGTTTAAGTTTTGCGTGAGAGAAATTAAAATAAAAAGCGCGCCCATTGAGTAAATAATTACTCTTTGAGCGTATACGCTTTCCATGATTTTTAATGGATATTTTAAATACTCTTTATAAGTCATTACTCTAGTTTTTTAGGGCATGTAACGGTGTTGGTTGGATTGGGTGAAAACTCTTTTCCTGCCAACTCTTGATCATATACATCTTTAAAAAAAGTTAACATTTCATGTACTTCTATTAGCATTTGTTCTTGTTCTTGTGTCATTTTATATATGTTTGTTAATGTTAAGTTTTACGTAATATCTGTTATTAGATTTAAAGATCTCGCCGACTTTCGTTATGAAATTTGCTTCACTTCCTAGTCTTTGAAAATACATTTTAGAAAGCCAAGAAGAATAACCTGTATATGAGCCTGAATTTGCATTAACTGCTAAACCAGCGTTTAATGTTGAATTGTAAAAATCATTAACGCCGTAACTAGATGTTCTTAACGCAATTGTTATACCTGTTTTCGCTGCGTCTGTCGAAGGAACTCCAGCACTTCCCGCGGGAACGTATGCACGCCCCTTAGCAATCATTATGTAGTCTTTTTTATTCCCTATAATTGGATTATTAGTGACTGACTCATAATCTTCAAGGTTTACGCTGAATCGTGGTGTATAAAACTCTTCAAATTGCCTCCTAAAGCCGTTTGAAGAATAAGTTAAAAATGGAAACATAGCGGAGTAAAACCACCCTAACCGAGCCGGTACTAAAAATTTCATTTCGTACCTAACATTGATTAGTTCGTTATTAAAATCATGAAATTGTGTTACGTTAGCTATATCTACCTTATTTTCGTATTCTCCATAAAAATCTACTATATTTTGCTTGATGGAAATTAACTTTCCATAATACAAAGTGTCTTGTACTATATTAGTTTTTATACCGTCAATAAAGAATTCTATAGGCGAGCTTAAAAACTCGTTTTTGTGCATATTCCCACCAATATCTTCAATAGCTCCGTTATTGACACTCGCTTGATATGCATACTCTAATTCGCTACCCTCTTTTTGAATTAAAAACTCGTCAATAGAAAATGAGGTTTTTGCGACTCTAAGCCAATCAATACTACCGTCTGAAACAGTTCCACCTGAGTGTGATGGTGTTACTTCTCCTGTTATTCCTGAATTTTGTGCTACATATATTGCGCCGTTCACACCTATCATTTCATCATATTGCTGAACCGTAACACCTTGTTTGTGTTTAATAGGTTTGACAAGCGGGTCTCCTGGCTTTACTTCATCCGTAATAATTTCTAATGCATTAAACCAAGTTTGATTACCTGTTTGGTTTGTTGTACCTGTGTTGGTTATTACTATAGTATGCTCAACATTATTGCTAAGGGCTTCAATAAATTGCTTTTGTTTGTAGTTATTGTTTACTGCGTCATAAGTGTCTACGTTTACAGGTGTTCCACCGTCTATTGTAACAGACATAATTCCGCCGTTGTTGCGTCCTACGTAGTATAAATAAAGATCACCCTTAAATTTTGCCGTGAATGTTATAGTTTCACCTTGTGTTACAGTTGTTGCAACTCGATGTCCTATGTAAGGGGTTGAATCATTACTATTATAAATACTCCAGCCACTAGTTATTGTTGTTGCATCGTTTATTGTTAGATAGCTATTCAATTTATAAACTCTTTGTTTTACAAGTTTATACGGTGTTTCTTCAATACCTCCAATAACCGCGCCGCTGTTTTTCATAGTTACTTCTAACCAGTCGTTAGAACCTAAGTGTTTATTAATAACGATCTCACTACTTGATTTCTCTAGTGAACAACCAAGAACACCTGTAGAGCCTGTTTTTGAAACTTCTATTTCATGCTCGTTTGAAAGTTGATGACCCTGTAACACTCCACCATTTACTAAAGAACTACTAGTAAATAATATAGGGAGTAAAGCAGCTTGCAATAAAGCAACACTAGCGTAAGTACTTCCGTTTACTGTAAATTCCGTGTATAATCTTGGTGTTCCCTCTGTTAGGTCAATAGCAGCATTTCCGTAAGTGTTTATGATTTGAACTTTGTTTCCTTTTACCAAGGGAGCGAAGTTTTTAAAATACGGAATACCATTGTATGTAAAAGTCGTCGCATTAACATTGTTTATCGTTACCATGATTTAGAGATTTTAGAAATTTTAAACGTATTCTTTCTTCTTGTGCAATTTTTAAATAGCTCCACTTCGGTGCGTATTAAAAAGTCTTGAACATTAAGCCAGTAATTGTATGCAGTGTTTTTATTTAGAGTATTGAGCTGTTTTTTTGTGTTTATTGACAGGGTTTGACTATGTGGGTTATCTAACTTTATCGTAGCGCCAAAAGGATTATCTATAACATCACCCTCCATTATCCATCGAGCATAGATATAATTTGCCAAAACCACTCTTAAACCATAATTTGAATATGTGATATTTTGATACGTGTAAGTACTACCGTTTAACAGATCATCGTAAGTTGTTTCGTTAGCAGCTACTTTAGCTAAAATATCATTGTATAAGCGATCTCCTAAAAGCGGTCTTAAATCAATAAATTGTGAATCAAGTATTATTTGATTTAGTTTTTCATTGTTGTTGCTATTAGATAGTTGCTTGTACTGCTGTATCTGCGCTCTCGTTATTAGTTTTGTTGTTGTTGACATCGATTAAAGGAATTACATTTACTTCTTTCTCTACTCCTACATGTTTTAAGACTTTGTTTAAAATCTTTACAAACCTGTTTCTTTCCTTTTCTGTGTTTTCCCAATAGGTTTTTTTTGCTTCTCGAAGTGCTTCTCCGCTATTTCCAAATAGTGAGCTATCAGGCGACTTTACAAGAGCTACAGGAATGTTGCAAAAAGCCATCAAAATATTTTTAGAAACGCTGTTTTCTGTGAATTCAAACATTTTATCATCGATCTTACTTTCGATTTGCTTGATTAATATAGCGTCCTCGAATTTGTCACCGTCAGATTCTAATTCTATAAGCATTGCGCCGCCTGCTTGATCCGCTCCGATGAAAGATTGTATTGTTTCTTTTGTTTGATCTGCTTCACTTCTTTGCCTTTGATAATGTCTGTAGTCTTGACTTGATATAATTTCCTCGGTTGGATTTGAATACGATTCGTCATAATCCGAATCAACCAAAGGTTTAGTAATTACCAATGTTTTTCCAAAAAAACCATTTCTCAAAAGTTGGTTTTTGTAAACAGACGCTTGTGCTTCGCTGTCACAGTCATTCATAACTGTATCAATTCGTGAAAGTGGGTAATAGTATTTCTTATCGTAGTTTATATATAAGATTTGCCCTTTATATTTTTTGATTCCGCCAGCTTTTTTTATTTGAGCTTCAACTACTTCTTGTATTGGATTGAAAACATCATAAACAGAGACTTCTTTTTCTGTTATTTTTGGCTGCAACCAATCATCGCAAAGTAAAATCTTACCGTTATACTTTTTACTGTCCTTTTTCCCTACTCTTGACGTCTCAAACGGTACTATTTTTGGGTTAGTTGGCACATACTTAATGCTCCCCGTACTTGTAGACTCTACTTTGTAGTTAAAATGTATTGTTACCCCTCTATTAACAACTAAGGATTCATCCAGTTCCTCAGCAAATTCAATAAGTTCTTGTTGCGAATCTTGATTTACTATTAAATCGTCATTTTCTCCAAAGCCTTTGCCTATTAAATACTGTTGCATTAATCCAGCGGACATCTTAGCGGTTACAGAATTGTTTACTAAACGATCTGTTCGCTCTGTATACCCATTGTCTACGCCGTTTTTGTAGATTTCTAGTTTTTTGTCCCACTTTATAAGGCGTTTTGCAATGTCAAACAAATATGTTTGCATTCTTGCCTTCATTAACTTTCAAGTTTTTCTAAAAATACTTTTACAGAAGTTGCTTTTATGTTTGGATATTTTTCACGAAGTTCTTTCAAACTAAGCTCAGAGTCTTTTTTTTCAGAAACATTTTTATTATCGCTGCTACCTGTATTTTCTTTTTCTAAAATATCTTTTACCTGCAAACCTTTTGGATAAATATCAAAAAGAAACTCTATAGCTTCATCTCCTTTATGGACAGCGTATCTTTTGATCAATATTTCGGCGTATTGATTGGTTAAATTTGCATTTGTAACATGTATTTTGCTTCCAAACTGCAACTGCAACCCTTCTCTTTTTTTATGTAGTCTATAATCTGTCTCGTTTTCCATGACTTGAAATTTTTCTTTGTACTCTTTTAGATAGTTTGCTATACAATTATTACAGCTTGGATTTACTTTTTTTTGAAAAGATTTTGTGTAGTCTTGAAGAAATACTTCTAAATACTTAACACCGTCAGCGGTTACCCCACTGACGATATTTTCTGTATCCATTTCTAACCAATTAAGCTTGTACGAATTTTGCATCGTATGCTGTCTTAGTTGTTGCGTAATCTGTCTCTAATACTGTACTTGGTAAATATATTTCTTCGTAACCGTCTGCACTCGCAAGAGAGAATTGTAAAACACCATCATTTTCATTAGTGTTATGTACCTCTGTTGTAAGTTCCATGCCTGAGTCTAAACCATAGACTAAGAAAGCTTCTGCGTTGTTTGCGCCCTTCCATTTTCTTTCAACCATTACTGCGTATTTCCCACCTTTAGCCATCTCGTTTAATTGAGCTTTGTTAGCTGCGCTAGCATTAAAAACAACACCATTAAATGTATGCTTTCGCTTGTCATTTGAAAACTCTTTTTTAACAAGTTCCGACATAGCAACATTAACTTGCTTTACACCTTGTAATAAATAACCTGTTTTCCCTGTTTTTAGTTGGAAATTGGTTACTATATCAGGGTTTGTTCCGTCTCTTGTTATTGCGGTGTAGTCTATATCTAGAGTATTAAACAGTAATACATTTGACTCAATACCTCCTATCGGTGCATTCGCGCAATCAAACAGCATATCTGCTGTAATCAATCCTTCACATGCCATATCTGTTAATTTTAAAGGTTATTAGTATGCGAAAACCGCTAAGTATTTTTCCATAAATTTAGCATCGATAGAATAAACTCCATCAATATAATTCTTTCCAGAAACCTTATCATAAAAAGCATCTAACTCACCCCAATCACCCTCTGAAAGTGTTCCAATTGGTAAGTTTAAGGGTGTTGATAAAACTGCTCTATGCGGTAAATTGTATTTTGTTCCGTTATCCTCGTACTCTTTAATATTTCTATCCCAAATTTGCATTTTTACAACTTCAACACCTCGGTAGGTTAATCTGTCTTTTCCGTTTTCGTTGATGAGAGTATTTCCAGCTCCTTGATTCTGCTTATCTTCTAAATCATTAATATAGCCATCGTAAAGCGTTCTCGTTACATAAAATTTCTTATTAGGACTATCTAACAATCTACTATCAGCTTTATTATACATTGATTTTAAAGTGTTGATAGATTCATTAGCCGCTAATTCTTGTGCTGTATAACTTGCTCCGTCATTTTTAGCAATATCTACATGGAGTGCATCTCCCGAAGGTATAGCTGCAAACATCTGCTTAAACAATCCATCAAAAGTGTTAAAGTATTCTTTGTCTGTTCCGTTTTTTAAAACTCCTGAATTAGCTACTGTGTCAGCGGCTATATCAGAGAACCATGCTTTTCTAAGTAAGGCAACCTTAAAACCTTCCATTACTTTACCTACTAAAAAGTTCCCTGTAGTAGAATTAGACCCTTCAATAACATTCATGAAATCAGGGTTCATTCTAGCCATTTGATTAACTAGTTTATCTTGTGCGTTTACATCTGTAGAACAATGTGGTAATCTAAAATCTTCATATACAGGAGTCCAAAATTTATTAGACATTGTAACTCCGCTAATTTCATTTTTAACACAATTAGCCTTTACTTTTTTACCCATTAAACCAATACTCCCAGCAAAAACAATCTGTTCATTATGTTTTATACCTTCTTGAATATCATGGATATTATTTAATTCTGGATCGCCATAAGTTAATTCGTGAATTACTTCCGACCAATCATCTACCTCCGTTGCATTAAATGTAAATGCACCATTATTTATTGCGCTTGCCATTATCTTCTATTTTTTCTTGCTTCAATTAATCTTTGTTTTGCTTTTTTAGCTTCACTTTCTACTTGTTGCGACGGAACAACCTCTTGTCTATTAGTCACAGGTTGAAAACTAAACTTTGTCCTTAGTTCAGCTTGAAACTTTTCAAACTGACCTTTAACATTTGTAATCTCTTGTTTTAAAGTTTGGTTTTCCTTTTGCGCTGTAGCTAGCTGTGTTTTAGCCGCTTCTTCGTTGGTTTTAGAAATGTTCAACTGCTCTTTAATGTCAGCAATTATCTTGTTCATTTCTTCCTGCGTCATTGTTTCTTCTGCTGCTGGCTCTCTAATTTCTGTTAGAACTCCATTATCAAAAACAAACGTGTTTCCGCTTGGCATAACATATTCGCCTTGCGCTGGTGAACCATCCACCAAACCTCTAGTTTCTAATGGGATTGGCTGACCTTCTTCCACATCAGGGAAATCAATCATTGTTTCACCGTCTGCGGTTGTTTCTGTCACATTCGTAGGTGTCTGCTTTTCTGTTTTAAAAAGGTTCGTAATCCCTTCTAACTTTGATTCAAGCCAACTCTTATCCTCAGAAGACATCTTCAATTCATTTGTTGTACTCATCTTATCATTAATATTAGTGTTTGTGTTTTTTTGAAAGTATGCTACAGGCTGCATCGCTTCGCTCTTGTAGTTTGCGAATCCTAGATTGTAAGCCTGCTCATATGTTAGTGTGGTTTCCTCTCGAAGCAAAGGAAGTATCGCTTCGTTTGTTAGGTTGGTAGCTTCTGTGTATTGCTTAAGCAGTTGTTTTTGGTACTCTGCTATTTCGTTGGCATATTCCATGATTTGTTCAGAATCTCCTAGAACACCACCTTGTGGTAAATGAATAAAAAAGTCTGTCCCCTCTTTAAGCTCTCTTTTTTCTCCTATCAGAAACAAAAGCGTGCCCATAGACGCAACCATACCAAAACCAAAAGTATTGATAGGCTTTCCAATAGATAATAAGTATTCTTTGATTTTGTTGCCCTCGTCAATAGAGCCACCACAAGTATTAATATTTAATTTAAAACTTGTAGCGTTTGGATATTTTTGGACTTGCTCAATAACATCAAGCAATACAACACCTTCAACTTTGTTTCCAGCACCATCTTCGTACTGCCCAATATCTCCAACAATAAATATATTTGCTTGCATACTCAAAAGTATGCACATATAGTGTAATTTCTACGACATTTGTTTGACGCTTGTGTTTTCTTCCATAAATTCGACAATACGTTGTACTTTTCTTAAACTTATGTCGTGTTTAGTAGATATTATTTTTTTTGAAGAAGCTTCGTTATTGGTTTGTAGTTCGTCTAAATATTCCTCGTAGTATGTTTTGTAATCTAGGATTGTCATAGGAATAACTCTTGCTTGTATTAATGTTAGCAGGTTTCTTCCCAAACTTTGTATTATTTCGTAACGTTTCGCCATTTCTTACATATATCATTCTTCGTTCTTACCTTGGCTGAAAGAGGACAACCACCGCAATCATCACAGTATCGTCCTTGTATTTCTGTTAACCTATCATTTATAAACGCGGTTAAAATCCCTTTTTTATTATGTTCGCAAATTGCGCATATTTTAGAGCGTTGTTCCGCGATCTTTTCTGTTACTTCTGATTTATCAATAAAGTTTTTCCAACCACTTAAAATATCTTTTATCATTCTATCCTAAATTTGCACCTTCTACTACTCTTGTGTAACTTTCTTGTCCTGTATTTATATCTTCTACAGTTACTACAGGATTCGGCATGTTAGAAATAGTTCTTTGTACTATTTCCTGCACTTCGTCGGCTGTTAATCCTTTGTTGTTGTGTGTCGTATAATTGTTGGTAGTATTTCTTTGTGATGGCATAATCAAAGCCCCGTTGTCTGTTCCAAGTCCTGAGCTTTGCGCTGCGAAATTTCCGAAACCTGAAAACCCGTTTAATTCACTTAAAACGCTTTTATATTTTTTTTTGTCTACTACTGCAATACCTTCGCCCTTTTCAGCTTCAAAAGCGCTTCCGTCTTCTCCGTAAAACTTTGTTCCGCCTTGCGAATGAGGTTTCCCGCCAATCTCTACAAAACCACCTTTAGCCATTTTCTTTTTTGAAGCTAGTGCGCCTATACCTTTAATCGCTGCGCCTGCTAAAATTTTACCTATTGCCGCCTTGCTATTTGCTGCCATTGCTGCGTTTTGTCCCAATGCTACAGGTATAGCTTTTAAGTTAAACGGCGGACCGAGTGCAACGGCTTTTGCTAGGTTTTGCGCTTGGCTAGATGCGGTATTAATTGCTACAAGTCCAGCCTGTACTCCTGCATCCAAAGCAATTGCGGCAAGCTGCGCCGCTAAACTGTCACCAAGTAACCCTGTTAATATTCCTGTTAATTGACTGGCTATGTTTGCGGCTCTATCCGCATTCTTTTGCCTTTCTGCGATCTCTTTTTCACTTAGTGCAGTATATGAGTCTAAAAATTGTTGCTGCGCGTTTATGCGTATTTCATTTATTGCAAACTCCCTTTCCTCTGTAAGAAGTTTCAAAAGCTCTGTTTTTTCAGTTTCCGTAAGATTTAATTGTTCTAATTCTCGCACGTGGTTTTCAAAATCCTGTTCAATTTTTAACCTTGCTTTTTCGTCGCGGTCAGCTTCGTCTCTTAGTGCGTTTTGCTGTAATAATTCACGCTTCTTTTCTTCAAAACCTTTTGTTCTTTCTTCTTCTGCCGCTGCGTCGTCAATTTGTTTTTGTATCAAATCATTCTGAATGCGCCGCGTTTCGGTGTCGTACTCGGTTTGGCTTATGAGTTTATTTCTAAGTTTTTCGTCTAAGATATTTTGTTCAATCTTTGCAAACTCTCTTTGTTTTTCTAAGGTATCTTTTTCAAATCTTCGGTTCTCTTTTTCTTTTTCAAAAGCTTGCTGCAACCCGTTTATTTTTTCCTGTGCTATTTTCTTGGCACGATTAATTGCGTCGGTTTCTGCCTGCTTGTTGATAGCATTTAGTTTGTTAACTTGCGTGGTTTGAAGTTCTAAGCCTTGCGTGCTTTTTTCCAACCTTTGCGCCTGTAATTCTGCGAGTTCTTTTTCATCTTTTCGAGAAGTATCGTTTTTAGAATTGTCTAACGTTTTTTGCTCTATTTTTAAATCCAGAATTTTTTGTTCAGCCTTTACGAGTTCTTTCGACGCGTCTATTGAATTAATAGTTGCCTTTCTTCTTTCTTCAACACTTTTTGTTGTATCCTCTGCGATCTTGTTTTGCTCTTTGATAATATTGTTAAGCTTTGCACGCCTTACAATCAAGTCGTTTTCAGCTTTTTCAATCTCAATTCCAAGTGCAACGATTCTTTGTTGTGCTTCTGCTGCTGCATTTATATCTTTGCTTGCGTTTTTCCATGTGTCGGACACTTCTTTATTTCGCTTTGCTATTCGTTCAGACGCTTTCGCGGATTCTTCCAAACGTTTGTTTATTCGCGCTTGTATTTCTTCGGCTTCTTTATTGTCAAATGTTATTCTATTCCATGCGACGCGTATACGGTCAATGCCGTTTAATATTCCGTTTTTAATCTTTGTGAATCGATCTCCTAAAGAACCAAAAACCGAAGTAGCTATTTTTTGCACCACTCCTATAATTCCCTCAAATGCTCCTTTTATCGGCGCTAAAGCCGTATTTACTTTGTCTATACCTTTTTGAGTAGATGCAAAAGCGCCGACAAGCGCGCCGATGGCAATAACAATTGCGCCAATACCTGTATTAATTAATGCTAACCTAAAAGTTTTTAAAGCTTTTGAAAACTTTCCCGTAGATTTAGCACCTGCATCCATTGCGCTTTGTTTAATTATGAGAGCCGCACCTACTTTTTTTAATTGTTCGATCAACGATGCTATTTGAGGATTTAAAAACCTCACAGCTTCTTCGTAATTACCTATGTTTAACTTTTGCTTTAAAAGATTGTCTGCGTTTTCTTTTATAACATCATTGTTTTCGTTAATCTTTTTATTAAGTTCCTTTATTTGCTTCTTGCCTTCCTTGGTTGAAATGTTAGTTTGATTTCTTAATTTTATTAAAAGCGCATTTTGCGCGCGCGCTTCTTCTATGCTTTTCGCTTCTTGCTTCAAAGCTTCGTTTAGTAGCTCCTCATTTGCTGCCAAATCTGCGACCGCCTGTGTGTTATCTGAGATTGCTTTTACGTTGTTATTATATGCCTTGGATAAATTTTTTATGTCTGCTTGCAATTTGACATACCCTTTGCTAGAAGTGTCGCCTGACTTCTTTAAATCGCTTTGAGCCTTCTTAGCATCATCTAGTGCTTTTTTTAAATCAGAAGTGTTTTTCAATAGCGCTTCCACGTCTACATCAATTTCCGCAATAACTATCTTCTCTGCCATTTATCATATTTAATTATGGTACATCGTTAACAATATCGGCAGAAGTCATGGCGTTCATAACGAAAACACAATTAGCTTCTGTTCCGCTATCTTGTAAATTAGGGTATGTATCACCATCGCCCATTCTCCACCTATGTGACGGCTGATCTGTTAATGTCATAGTGTCAAAAACATTTCCGCTATTATAAATATCTGAAACATTTGAACTTTGATCGTTGTCCCAAATATTAAATTCATCTACATTTGCCCCTCTCATGTGTGAACCAGAAGCAAACCTGCCGATACGCCAATTTTGACCAACAATAGAACCACTATAACCAAAATTAGAATTAGAATTACTTGTAGTTTGTACGCTGCCATTTATATAAATTGAAAACCTTGAATAATAATTACTAAGACTTCCAGAACTTGCGCCAGTTGTGCCGCCATCATAAGTGATAATAATATGCTGCCAAGTATTTGGTGTAATTGACCCTGCTGATGTTGTTAACTGTATATAATTGTTATTGCTGCCGTATCTAAATCTTAATCTTTTTTGACCGCTTGAACTAGTTTGTCTAAGTTCTATAAATCCATTATTAGTAACATCATTGTTTCCAAAATAAAAAATAGTTTGCCCTTGATTATCTGTACTTCCTTTGTACCAAAATGCCACAGTCCATGCGTCACCACTTCCTGAACCGTTTGAGTTTCTTCCTAATGCATGCTCAACTTGTGCCGCATTAGCTCCTAGCCAATCTTGATTGCTAAATCTAACGCTTCTTGTATTTGAAAAAGGCGGCGTTGAGACTGTCAATACGATTGTTTCAGAATCTTCACCATTATAATTTATTGCTTTTACTGGTATATTGTAAGTCCCTACTGCTAAAGAAGAACCGCCTATTATTTTTCTAATGTTACCCTCTACAGTTGTCACACCTGATACATTTGAAAAATCCCACTCATACCCAACTCCATAATCCGCAGTTAACTCATAATTAATTGATGCGCCTTGTACGCTACTTATTGTTAAACTGCTAGTAATTACAGGTAATTCATCTGTAGTTGTACCTGTACTTTGAAATACTGAATTTAATTCGTTAATAACATCGTTTGCCGTACCCGCGTTTCCTTTGTTTATTGATATTTGCTGATATGTCACACCATCTTTATTTACAAAATTAACATGGTTTTTACCTGTAACTATATCAATATTCTTAGATAAATCATGTATTCCTACTTTGCTATTTTGAGGTATAGCTTGCAAACTATTAATAAATTGCGCTCCGTTTGCATCTTCTATAAAAATAGAATTTGCGGGAATGTCTTTATATATTTTTATATCACTCATTTTATCTTAGTTTAATGCTTATGTAACTTCCTGCGTTTGTAAGTGTTCCGTTTGTAGATAGTTTTATTTGTAATTTTCCAACACCGCCCTGCGTGTTTGTATCTCCCATGTAAATAGCAAATATCAGTACTCTTTGATAATCTATACCGCTTCCATTATCTAGCCTTTCGCTCCAAAACAATAAAGGATATTCTCCCGCACCTTGACCAAGTAAATACCTAACTTCAAGTAAAGCGTTGTTAGTAGAAGGGTTTACTTTAAAATCGTTACGTATAATTAACTCACTTCCTAAAGTTAATTCACTAAAATCTAAATACCCTGTACTTGTATCTAATACATCATTAACATTATCAGGTTTATATAATGAATTACTAAATGCTCCTAAACCATTATTAGGCACATCAGTCCAAGTGTTTGCAATTAAAGAAATTGGCCCTGTAGTATCGTTATAATCAATAAATCCCGTTTTTAAAGCAGTCGTTTGCCCTGCTGTATTAAAACCTGTATTTTGATCTATCCAGTTATCAAAGTTAGTTTGATTTGCAAAAGGAGAATCATTTGAATCTACAAAATCAGACCAGTTTAAATTATTATAATTTGTATTTTTTCCTTGATACATTATATCATAAGTTTGGTCGTTTTCTAAAGTTTTAACTATTTCAATTTTACTAGCAGCTCTTTTAAATACTGCGGAATTATCTATACTCATATAGAAATAATTCCCTTTTATTTCAATTTTAAATGTAGCCATTTTTAAATTATATTACTGTTACTGTTATCGTATTTCCGTTCATTTCCTTACGGGAAAGCTTATCATTAAGTTTCACACTAAAATAATGATTGCCTGTTGTGGTCAATGTGTATTCATTTTCATAACTCGCCGCTACATTATTGATCTTAAAAACATAATCACTATTATAGACTCTCTTTTGAAATATCTTAAAAGCAACACCAGAAGAAACAGTAATACTTTGTTTCATGAGTCCAAAATGGATAAAAGGCGGTTTTTGTATTTCTTCTATAATCATATTGTGTAAGTGTTACTATATAAATCTTCCGTGTTATGTTTAAATCTTACCTTGTCGCCTGAATTCAATACCAAATTCTTTGGACTAATTACTGTCACGCCGCCACTATTCCAAGTAATGCCGTTGTCTGAACTTATTTGCAAAATAGCCGTATTAGGTTCGTAGTCATTTACAACAAAGGTTAGCTCATTGTTTATAGGATTGTAATTTGTGATCACTATAAATGAGTTTGTAGGTTGAACAACTGAACTATATTTTACTCTTATTAGTTCTACTTTATAGACTCCTTTCGATACATAGTTAGGTATTTTGTTGATTATGTAGTAATTAGACAACTGTTTTATAAAAACTAATCGCTTAAAGTCTATATTGTTTACTAGATTATCATCAAGTCTTATGTTAGCCTCTATTAGTTTTGTCTCGTTGAGTATTCCATACATTTGCATGTAATAATCTTGGACTATATCTTGAAACGGCAATCTCGTGTAGCGCTCTCTTGGATAGCCTGTAAAGCTTTGCGATTCTGTCAAAGATTCACTACCTATAAACCCACTTTGTGTTATGTCTTCTGATCGAAGAAAATAATATCTTTTGTCTAACGACTTATATTTAATGTTGATATTGCTAGTACCTTCGTTTGCTTCTTTTTGCCAAAGCGGATACACATTATATAAACTATCGTATATTTCGTTTTTTTCTTTGTTAGGTGAATAAATATTCGATTTAATAACATCAACATTATCAGGTAGATTTACATTGTTAATCAATAATTTTCCATCGTTAAAATCACTCTCTTGATCATTGTACTTGTACTTTAGATTGTTTTGCTGCCCGTAATTCGAGTAAATGTATTTTTCGTTTACTTGCCCTGTGTATCTGTCTGACCAATCATAGTAATTAGTGTTTTGAAGTCTTTGTCCTAATGTGAGGAAATCAATGTTGTTTGTATATTTATCTTTAAAAGGCGTTAGATTAAATCGCCAAAGAATCTCATTAAGGAAATCTTTTACTTTAAAGTCAATCAAGGCGTTTTCAAAATCTATTATTTCTCCGTCAAGCTTGTAAATCTTTATTTCAAAATCATTAGAAAAGTTTATTGATGAAATTGTATCATTATTAAATAGCGGATAGCTTGCGAACCACCTTACAGTTTGCCCTTGTTGCAATGACAAATCACCGTTTGGGTTTTGTCCAGGAGCGGTATTAATCCTAAGTAAAACATTTGCGGGTTGATTTGCAGATATAAGTCCTGGGGCTATTTCAATATCAACGGTTATACTACCGATCATTTCAAATCTATATGTCCCGTCTTGATCTACTAAATATGTGTTGTTTCCAGCAAGAAATGTGCCTAGTGTTGGAGACGGGTTAATATGATTTAAATAATATCTGTATATGCTTCCGTCAAGTTCTCTGTCGGGCGCGCTAGAAAAGTTTGTATTTTGATATATTAACTGCGGAGCTATTGCAGAATTGTTTACACCTTTTGGAAAAGTCATCCATAGATTTGTAAATTCTTCTATTTGGAATACTGCGCCCGTATAAGTAAATCCAAAAAAAGAAAAAACACGATCCCACAACCACTTAACATTTACACACGGCACAAGATAATCTATGTTTAAAATTTGATTCCCACTATCAAAAAAGAACACTTTTCCATTATAATCTGCTACTATGTAACGGTACGGACTTGATGCGCTCCAACTCGCCACGACAGAAGCGGTATTTTTTGTGTGATTCAAATCACTTACGCCAATATCTGTCAAAACTTTATTGTCAATAGCTTTGTAAAAATCAATAGCACCATCATATATCGTTAAATTATAATACTTGTTTGTATTCTCTACCACTCCCCATCCGTTGAATATTTCACATTCTCCCGTGTGGTTATAAAGAAAGATTCCGTTGCGCTCGTATGGAATTGTAGAAACGCTTGCGCCGTCTCCTAAATTATTGAAAGCTAATTTGTTTTTTTTGGTTTTTGGAAGTTTTACTTTTTGAGAAAAGTTAGCCTGTCGGTTATCGAGTCTCCCGATGTCGTTTACTTGCTTTGTTCTCGCTATAACAAAGTTTTTTGGTAAGTCTAATTCTATATCATTTATAAATAGTCTCAAAACCTATTTTATTTCTCATTATCTATTATAATCTTATTGTGTAATCCTCAGGCATTGTAAATTCTATAAAAAACTCATAATTCTGCTCTCTTGGATTTTGAACGGTTTCCCTTCCGTTGTTTACTTGAATCTCAATCCAGTTATTAAAACTGTTTCTTGCAAATTGCGCGCCTGCGAAATAATAAACTTTAGGAGAATCTAAGACACCTTGTAATATATCAATGTCATCTTGTGTTAAATGGTCTGCTAATGCTCTATGAGAGTCCGCAGAAGTTTTGCCTAATGATCTAAATTGACTAACAGTACTATCTAAGTTTTCAAAATCGTTATTGATCACTCCTATATTTCGAGTGTTTTTATCAATTTGTTCTTGTTTGTTGAAAAGCCAGTAGTTATAGCCTCCGTATTGATTAAGCCATTTTATATATACGCCGCAATCACTAGAGTGTTTCCATAGTTCAACAAACACATTATCAATAAAATCTAGTTTATTGTAACCTGTTGCAAGTGGTAAGTAATCTTCCAAAGTTACGTTTGTATCTCCGTCGCTTATGAATATTCTGTTAATCCCGTAAGGTGTTGAAATACTGGGGGATGTAACACCGTTAGTAAGATTTGTTATTTGTTGGGGATTTATAATTGTAGGTATATCGCGACTCAAGCATAAATCAAACGGGTATCCTTCCCAATATCTCATGTGATAAGTATTTGCTGTATCTTTTTTTAATGGAGATAACACAAACATCGAATTCACCGAAACGGTTCTACCGCGCTTATATTGTTTCAATTGCTCAGCACCTAGAATAATATAAGGCGTCACGTTTGTAGTTTCTGTAGTATCGTCGGCAAATGTAATCGTGAAGGTGAATTGCTGATTTAAGTAAACACGTCCCCAATCAAAAACAAAAGTATTAACATCTGTTTCATCTATTGTTGTTGGGTCTACGGTATCGGCGTAGTTTCTTAGTAGTGGTGAAATGTACTCTTTTAGATTTCCCCAAAAATCACCATTTGGAAGCGGGTACAATCTAAGGGTTGCTAGGACTCCGATTGTAATATCGCAGAAAGAAGCCTGCTGTGTGTTGTCACTTGAAAATTCAACTATTCGATTTTCTTCCGAAAATATAAACCTATCTGTTGGTATTGGTGTTGTAAATGTTATCGCCATCACTTATCATTTTATCTTCTTCTTTGGCTCTATGTATAATTATGCTTTTTTCTTCTTGGTGGCTTTAGATTTGCTCTTACTGTCACTATCCTTTTTCTTGTATTTTTTCTTTGCCATTGTCAAATAATTTATAGTTTCCTTCATAAAAATATTTCCTTTCTAAATCTAACGAAACCCTCATAACTTCTATTTCTTTCATTGCTTCAAACATTGGGTTGTATTCATACTTTATCATACCGCAAAACTTTCTTTAATATTCTCTATAAACAACTCTGAATGAGTTACCGCTAACTCTGCGCCTACCTTATCAATTATATCTTGTATTCTTTTCGGTGTTACTACATCGCTGATCAAATCAACACCGCCGTAACCTTCTCTATCCCATCCCTCGCGCTGTATTTTTTTAGCAATTGCAAACGCTAGACTAGTAATAGAAATATTTCTCTCTACTTGCGCGAAAATGTTTTTGTCTTTTATCCATTGTTCGATTGCGCTTACTGGCGGCATTCCTCCTGCGCCTCTTCCAGTTTCTAATTGTTGCGAGTAATCTAATCCGATCAACTTTACGTTAAAAGGATTGTCTTGAACCACTTCCAAAGAATTCGCCCAGTCTCCACTTGCGCGCATTCCTTTCTGATCGTATGCGGCAATCAAATCTTTTTTAATGTTTTCAAATTCTTTTAATAGTGTATTCATGTTATACTGTAAGTCTAGTGCCTGAACTTGTTTTTTTACATCTTAATAAACCACGTAGTTTTTTTGGTACATATATTTTTCCTGCCGTTAATCTATTTGATAATAAAATAGCTTCTATTTTCATTTTAATAAATCTTTAATTTTCTGATCTTGCATTTCTTCCTGAATCCTTGCGCATTCAGCGTAATCTTCTCTTTTCAAAGCTTCGGTTAATTGATCTTCTAAAGATTTAACTTCCTTTCCCATCAATTTAAATGTTATCCTATTTTTGAATGGTCGGTTTTTGCTCATGTTTATTTGATTGTATATGTCTAAATTTTATTTTACCTCCATCAATAATTATAGCAACACCATTACCTTTCTTTATATAGTCGCTTAATTGTTTTTCAATATTGTGTAATTCATCATGTTTTATATATGCCCCACTATAATCAATCATTTTTATCTCTTTTAAAATCCAAATATTCCTGTCTTATAGCTATCAATGTCGGAGACCACAAAAAGAACCATACAGAAAACTCTAAATACCAACCCTTGATCAATGCATCTATAAACATGATGAATCCAAAAACACATCCTCCACACATTACTAAAGCAAAAATCCAAATCAATAAAATCATTTTCACAAGTCCATTTCCTAATAAAGATAGGTGGTATTTGAAGAAATTAGAGTAATCTTATTTTTCAACTTCGTGTTCTAATATGTTATAGATGAAATCCATTACTATAATAATGTAAAATTACTTTTAAAATATCCCACGCCTATATGATCGCTTTTTAATACTGAACCATCTGGGCGCACTACTACTAAATTTCCGTTTTCAACTTCCCGCATGTAATCTTTAGCGGCTACATCTAAGTTGAAATAATCTTTATGCACAAAGAATTTATATTCTTCAACGTTTCCGTTTATCAAACAATCTCTGTTTTCTGTCTCTGCTCCGTTATACATAATCTAATTTTCAAGAACTCTTATTTTATAATTACAAAACAATCCTGTAAAATTCCCATTGAATAGATTGTAAACGTCGATGTTGTCGTGAGTCAATATCTCGTAACCATCACATGCGGCAAATTGTTGTTCCATCGCTTTAAATATTGGAAGCAATGGCTTTATTTTGGTTTTGTATTTTGAGTCTGTTATTGTTGAATTATTTTCGTTGTAGATGTTACTTGAATAATCATCATGATAAGCTAGTACATATCTACCTGTAAATGTTTGATATTTTCTTGATAATCCTGTATCGCCCATTTCAGAGTTTCGTTTCACACTTTCCACAAGTAAATAAATTTTATTCGGCGAATCATTATCAACTGCCTGAACTAAATTGTGAACATTCCTTGTGCCGTAGGTATAAAAGAAATCTTGTTCCGCCGCATAACTCTCAAATATTTCTACTATATCTGTTGCCATTTTATAACTTATTTTCTTTTTGTGTCGAAATTAGGCTACGCTAATATCGGAATAATAATTTTAATAATCGTTTATTTTCTATGAAATCACTTATTTCCATACTTCAATTTATTAAATTCTTTGTTTGCTCTGTTTAAGCTTTTGTTGTAAGCCATGTAAAATAAAATATCATTGTACCTTTGCTTTCCATTCTCAAAGGGTCTACCACCGTATATCTTAGAATATGCATCAATCAAAGATATTGACGAGTAGTTATTTAAAGAATCTCCTACAGCCGCTTTCCACAGCTCCGAATCCTCATCATACGACTGTAAGAGTTTGATTTCTAGTTGTTTTAAAGATGCGAAAGATTCATATAAAAACCTCTTTGTTTGGAAGTAATTTACGATCGGAAGTTGCCAAAAAAATATTTCGTCACATTGATACGCCGTGGTGAAAATTTCTTTGATTTCTTCTATTGTTCTTGACTTCGATAGTAAGCTTTCAATCCTTCGTACATCATTGTAGCTAAGCTTGTTTTGATCAAACGGAAACTTAAAAGCGTCCTTTGCTTTTACAGCTCCTAAAAGCATGTTGTAAGGAAGTTTGTTCTTTAGTTTTATGTACTTGGCTACAGTTATGTTTTTCATGTTTAAACTCTTATTCTAATACTTGATTTTTTCTTTGGCTTTAAGGTCTCCATTTCATGATAACGAATCCCGTCTATAGCATGGTTAAAATCATCTATTGGGACGTTTAACTTTTGGTTGGTTCGCTTGTCTTTCTTCCATGTGTATTTAGTAAGTTCATTGATAATATTTTTTGATCTACGTGTTACCCAATATTCCTGCTCTTGCATTATCTGAATACCGTAGTTGACGCTATCTTTTCCTTTTGAAGCGCCAATCGCACGAACTCCATAGTTTTTAATTTCTGCAATACTTTTGGGCTCAGCGCTATCAAAGTAAACAGGAAGTTTGTCAGGTATTTGCTTTGCTATCTGTTTGTTGCTTAATCCTTTTTGATACACAAGTTCGTCTAATATCCTAACATTGTTATACTTGTAAATATCTGTTATAGCTGTAGGGTCGTTAGTGTACCCAAAGTCTCCACCTCTCCCGATCTTTCTTGCTGCTTTGGGTACATTGTCAACAATTTTCCAATTATTAAATATTACACCTTCTAGTGACCCGATTAAACCTAGACCGTAAACACGCCACTTATTTGCCCAGTACGAGTTCTTTATATTGCTATCTTCAAATAGTTCATCAAGCGGTAAGTCAGAATTATAAAAACCTCTTTGTTTGTAGTCTAGTATAGATTTTATCTCACTTTTACTTAAGTATTCATTATCTAAGTATGTTAAAGTTAAACAGTTGTTTTCTGTTATGTAATCATCTCCCCAAAACAAGGAATCAGGATTGTAATCTATTATTGTTAAATCTGCTCTTGATATAAAATGAACCGCTGTATCTATATCCATTTTATCCGCTTCATTGATGTATAAAATATCCCTTCTGAATCCTTTCCCTAAATCAGTCACATCTGCACCTAAAAAATCCAAATAACTGCCGTTAAAATATTCGTGCTTGCTTTCTGATCGATTAAATTCCCTTTCTTTAAGAACTCCCCAGTCCTTTGCTACTTTTTTGTAATCTCTAATTACAGTCCTTTTCATTTTGGAGAGTTCAGAAGAAAGTATAGATGCTTCTTTTTCAGTTGATAACAAAGATTGTATTATCAATTCTATAATAGATATAGTTTTGGAAGCACCTTGACCGCCACGGATAACAAAAACGTCTTCATGCGGATTATTCATAATCAAGTCTTTAATCTTGAAATATGCTTTGGTGTATTTATATTTATTTTCTGTTTCCAATATCAGGTAAATTCGGGATATTTATTCCACCTTCGTGTTTTACTTCTTTCTTTTCGGTTAGTCCGTTTAGGCGCTGTGTTATGCTTGGGTTGTAAATTCCGCACATTCCCCCCTCTATTTGATCTTGTCTTATTTCATTCTTTATACGCGAACAGATACCCCTATATTCTTCATAACGTCCTTCTGTGTTTTCAAAATAATGATGTACATCACTTTCTGTTTCATAAGCGTAATTATAGAAACCCACCAATGTTAGTGGTTTTTGAGACGGCAACTTAACTATTGAATTTAGAGATTGCTCTATAGTTTCTTTTGATACATTAGATAGGTCTTTAGGAAGAATAGTGTTACCACGTTTTTGTTCTACAATGTATATAGGATTGCTTTTTAATTCTTCTCTATAACTACAAAATAGTTGCCACATCTTATCAGGTGTTTCTATGTACTTTCTTTTACCCATAACCTTAAATTTTATCTCCGTATAAATTATATCCTAGTTTACAAAGCTTGTCAAGATGATTGTAGTATATCTGCATTCCTATGACAAAGCTTATTCTTTTTCTTAACCATCATCCAAACTCACATAGTAATTTGTGATACCACCACTTTAGAGGTTTTTCTTTTGGTTTGTTTGCTTTGCTCCATGCCATAATCAATCGTTTTTAATTAGTACATGAGCAAAACTTGATAACCCACCATTTCTAAATAACACTGTTACAAGAGCATTGTTAGCCACGGTCTTGTTATTAGTCCTCCATGCTTTTTTTATATTTGTTGTCCAAAGCAATTCCTTTGTGATATATTGTATTGGCTCTGAGCCTGTTTTTACTATGTATTGTGCCATAACATTAATTTATTTCTAATTTTTCATTCGTCATCACTTCATAAAGCTCTTTAAATCTTTCCATTGTGTTAAAATAGAAATGAGTTTCTGCAAAGTTTTTTTGTTTTATATGCCATCCTGAGTATGATGTTTTAAACTTCTTTCCTTCCTTTAGCGATTCTAAGTAAGAGTTAGTTCGGTATGTGTTTCTTTTTTCAGGCGCGACTATTAGCTTTAGTCTTTGCAGATTCTTATCTGTTAGATCATCCTGCTTGTCTTTAAAGAACCCTAGTTTTATAAAATCATCGTACGTCATTCTTTCAGTTTTTCTTTATTCTCCATACTCCGACTAACTTGCTTCCAAACCCTACTCCTAGATTGTTTATAAAGCTTTGTGAAACACTTCTGTTAAGAATATAATTTAGTTCGTGATTAGCTACTACAACTACACAATTATCATTTTTGGAAAAATGGTCGTTTATTATTTTATATCCTGCTTTCATTCCTTTACATTATCAATTCCTATTGTAAAACCCAACCAGGACAATCTAACGCTTTCAAATCTCCAGTTCTCATAAAAATGCATGCTTAGTGATGGTATGATCTCTATTGATCTCCCAAATACTGTATGTTTTTTATAATCGTTAAAGAGGTATAGTTTCATTCTGTCATTGAATTTATAATACCTGGATTCTGTAATACATAGTCTTTTCCTTCTTGCTCTGCTTTTTCAGCGTCTTTGATTCTCTGTACTATTGCATTTGAAATCATTGCCCCGTTGCTTTCAGGATGATTCTTTGCGTAATATTCTAATGCCCAAAACATCACATCTTCGGTTCTTTCGTGGTGTCCTTGTTCTATGAGTTCATCTGTTAGTATTTTTGTTGCTGTTGTCATAATCTTATAAATGATCTTTACTTGTTTTAATTTTTGCAATATTCATCAAGTTTTAAATCTGCTTTTACAAACTCGTCTTCTTTTGCTTCTGGAAGCTCAGATATAACAGTCTTCAAAAATGTCAAAGCGTTTTTGTCTCTATTTGCAAAATATTTAATTGACTTTTCTTTAATCCATACATTGTAAAAGTGATCTCTAAAATCAGCTAGTAATGAATTTGGATATAGCTTTACTTTAGGTATTTTGCGTCCATCTGGATAAGTATGTGTATATGTTGGAAAATCGTTAGGTTCTAAGTTTTTAACTTTTCTAACCCAATTAGCAAACATTCTTCCTTGCGAAATATCTGGAACTAACTTATCTGGCAATTCGTATCCTTTATCTTCTAAAGGCGCAATAAGATTATAAACTATCTCATTAAATATTGAAAAATGCGTTGGTGGTATTTCTGATCTATTTATCAAATATCTTTGTAAATGATAAGGAAGATTGTTTTTATTTGGAATCTTTCCTTGCATCCACTCAAAAACCCATTTGGATATTTTTACAGCAAACAAAGGTGATGCCCATTGACCTAAATTAATTGCTACCTGAGGATGAACCCAAGTTCCTTGAAATTTAGGTTTTCCACCTCTAATCACCTGTATTAACTCCGTTGCGGGAATTCCCGTTTCGGAATTTAGAGCTCGTAAAAACTCTTTTGTAGTCGCCAGTCTTGTATAATCATTAAGTTTTTTCCCTGAAACACTACACAATGCTGTTGCGTTAATGTATCCGTCAGTAGCTCGTTGCTCCACTACATTCGCGTTTATTTCGCGATCGATTAAAATTAATTCTTGTTGTCTTTCCATATTTTTTACTTGTTTTTTCATGGAGAGACATTTCTATTTTACTGCTATCCTAAGAATTGGATTAGCTTAAAAATAGAAATACCTCTATTAGGGAACTAAATTTTTACACTTAGTTCCTGCTAATAGAGGTATGCTGCAATATACGAAATTATTTTCAATTTTTTACTAATAATTCTATCTAATTACACATTCAGGTTCGCTGTTCCAGCAAGCCCCGTAAGGGTTTGTTTTTATATCTACCCTTGGGTCACAAGTTTCTTCACATGATGTATTGGAAGGTGGTGCTGTGTGACATTGTATCATATCAGTATGATACGGGTCTATGTGGTCGTCATTTCCACCGTGTAGCTTTGCAATACTTACTTTTTTTAGTTTTAGATTTTTGAGTAATCTTGTTTTCATTGTTTATTTATTTGTATCGACATTTTAAAAATGGTAGGCTGTCGATTTAACCTATTGTTTTACATTTCATTAGAAGTTATAATTTTGAACTTCGTGCGGTAGAAAGTTGTTATCTAATTCAAATAAAAATTCCTCGAATGGATAACCTCGCGTGTACTCAGGCGTTACTCTTACTTGATTGTTATCTTTAGTAACAAACGCCACTGTTTCAGCTTTTTTTAGAATAGCACTACCAAGATGCCCTGTAGGTTTATCGCTTCCGTGGTTTCTGTGTAGTACTGTGCATAAGTGCCCTTGTGACTTTGAAGTCCATTTCATCATGCCTTGTACGATCTTGTTAGATAAATCCAAATCATTTACGCTACTTAAAATATCTGCAGCGCCGTCAACTGCAACTAGCCCTATATTATTCCTGTATTCACTTTCCATAAAAAGCCACTCTATAAACTGAAATCGTATTCTAGGGTCTTCTTCTCTGAGTGAAAAAGGTTTATATAGATCGTAATTTGCGCCGACCATTTCGCAAGACCTTCTTGCAACTCTTTGTGTATGAAATAGTGATTGCTCTGTATCAACATCTAGGATATATTTATCCTTGGTGTCGTGTCCTTTCATGTTAGGAAAGTAGTTTTGCGCCTGTCCTCCAATGTATCCAGCTACCAAAGCAGATTTTAAAAAGGTTTTCATTGACTTAGATGCTCCGACTAGGCAAGAAAAATTTCCGTATGTTCCAAATGGTATAGGATATGAACGCCCTTTGTACTCATAGCTTCCAATGCTTAACGCTATAGGTTCGCGCTCTATAACTTCATCGAGACTAACTAAACGTTTATCATGGATTTTCTGAAAGTCAATAAGTAAATCGTTGTCTGCTTTGGTTTTTATTTTTACTTTTTCAATCATTGAATTTGTTAATTATGTGAGTTATTGAACTAACTAAGAAATACTCTACTGTTTTTTCGTCCCACTCATCTTTTAAAACTTCTACGTAATTTGAGTGTATCGAGTCAACTTCTTTTTTTCGCTGCACATCTGTTTTTAAAACAGGGTGTTTCATTTCTACGCCGTTCTTTTTAAGCTTTTCAAAAAATGATTGCTCGTTTAGCTCTTTGGTTAATAGTTGGACGTGTTGAGAAAAAGGGATTTCCATAGCTTCCAAAATCCAGCGAGTAGCGTTTTTATCAGTAAACTTTACACCTTGAACTTTCACGGTTCTGCGCATCACCTCTACGAATAACCTTGCAAACAAATCGTTTTGCTGAACTAAGTTCTTATTTGAATCGTTAATATGATCGATGATTGAATTAATAGCTTCTATATCGTTCTCGTTCGCTTTCCATCTTCCCTCATTCATTCGCCATTGAATGCGCTGTATTGCCTTGTCTACTTTCATAGTCCTGTTTTTCTTTGGTTTTTATAATCGGTTAGTTTTCCTTGCGCTTCCTGTACATTCATCCAATTCAGGAAATGTCTTTTGTAATCTGAGAGTTTACTATATGGCTTTTCTTGAAGGATTAAGTGATTGTTGAATAATTCTAGTATTTTAGAAAGTGAACCTTTGCGTAATTTGTAGTTTAAGTAGAAGGTTTCTCGAAACATAGCGTGTTCGTTATTGGAAATTTCTTTAACAAAACCAACTAAAACATCTTTGATGTTGTTTTCTTTACTTTCCTTTACTTTACTTTGTGTACTTTCTTCGTGGTTTACTGTACTTTCTTCGATAGTAAGTGTACTTTCTTCATTGTTTACTACTTCTTTTGCAGAAATCAAGTCGTAATCAGCACAAACTTTCTTCACGCTTCTATTTGCTTTAGTAGAGACAGATTGCCAAAACTCTTGAATGTTCTTAGTTGTTAAAATATTCTCACTATTACGCAGTTCTTTATTAAATAGACCCACATTGCAGCAATAATCAACTATTTCATTAACAAGATTCTCTTTTAGGTTTAAAATGTCGGACACATCAAACGCAGTATCTTCATCCCACGACAAGAAATATCCTTTGTCTCTATAAATTTCTGTTATTAAGTATGAGTAAACTAGATAACCTTTAGCACCGAAGACACGCAAAAACTTTCTGATTTTTCTGTTTTGGAAAATATCAGTTTGAATAGTATAGTACTCTAATCCTTGTTTTTTTGGTCTTGCCATTAATAGGTTTTTATTGTTATGCAGCTTTACGCGGCGTTCTTATTTTGAAGCTTCTATAAGTGATGGGTTTTTGCAACATCACATCTAAGAAATTAATAGCGCAAACAAACGTTTTTAGCACCCTTTCAATTTCTTTCGCGTCCTTACATTTGTTTTCCTTGGCGCGTAAATATGAATCGTTGATACCTTCTAAGTGTTCCTGTAGGACTTCTTGGGGAGTTTTCATATAGCTACTTTTTCAAGGTTCTTAATTTTAGTTTCTAGCTTTGCGATCTCTTTGGTCATTACCTCCTGAGAGTATTCACAAAGCGGGTGCAATATTTGATCTTGAATAAGAGCGTCTTTTTTATCCCTGAGTTCTACGAACTTCTTATTTACTAAATCGATTCTTTCCTCGTCTGTAGTGACTGTATAGGTGATTGTTTTGTTGTTGCTTTTTGTTGAATCTTTAAAGCCTACTTCTTTAATTAGAAAGCATCTCTTTAATTCTGTAAATCTTCCACTTATACTAGAATCATCGACATTAAGATACTTAGCTATGTCCTGAGTAGAAGCGACACCGAATATCTTTATAGCTTCGTAAACCTTCCCTCTTTTTTTTGGTAGGTTTTCGAGTATTGCTAAATATGTAGCGTTTCTGTTTGCGATACTTGTTTCCATTGTGTTGTTGTTTTATTAATTTTGATTAAAACGGAAGGTCATTGTCGTCGTCTTTACTTGTTACGGTTTCAGGTTGGTTTACTGTAGTATTACTAGACTTTCTCGTTTTTAAAAATTCAAAGTCATTAACATCTATGTTAGCAGATCTTATCTTTTGACCGTCCTTTTCGTAATCGCTGTACGTTAGCTTTCCTGAAACTCTGATTTTATCGCCTTTAGAAACCCATTTTTCAATGATTTCCGCAGGTTTGTTTCTGAATACCAAGTTGTGCCACTCAGTAGTTTCTACTTTTTCGCCTGTGTTTTTATTTTTGTAGCTGTCGTTTGTTGCTAAAGTTATTCGACCTATACAGCCGCCACCTTCAAAGTAATGCATCTGTATTTCGCTACCTGTGTGACCTATGAGGTGTACTTGATTAAGATTTCCCATTATTCAATTCTTTTAATTTATTCCTATAATATTTTCTAATTTCAATTAACGCTTGGCGATTCCATTTAAAATCTGTCCGTTTGTCTTTTTCTGCTAGTTTCACAAGTAGAGCATAACTCCCTTTTCCGATTCGCTCAGGTAGTCTTAAATGATAAGCAGACTCGTTACCTTCTCTGTAGTTGTTGCATTGTGGGCATTGTCCGTTTATATTTCGCTCGTCAAATTTTATTGTACTGAATAATTGAGCTTTAAAAAGATGCCCTGCTTCAAATTTATCGTGCCAAGGAGAGCCGCAACTTATACAAGGTTTTCCCTTATCTCTTTCACGTATGTACTGGTGACAAACTTTTTTAACTGATTCAATAAGAGTTGAAAGACTTTTATTTGACTTGTGATTTTGTGTTGCTTTCTCTAAATCTCTGCGAGGTTTTGAAGCTTTTAATGTCGCTCTTTGTATTCTAGTTTTCCCTGCTTCTGTATTCAATAAAAAATCTCTGTAGCATCCGCACTCTATACCTAAACCAAGCTTTCTTTGTGGTTGTTCGGTTCTACAACCTAAGCCGTAAGTTTCTTTATGAGTTCCGATGCATTTCATATTCTAACTAGCGTATTTTTGTAACATTAAAGCGTTTCCGCCGATTCCTTCTAGTACTTCATTCATGTATTGACGTGCAAGTTTCACCATGGCTTTTAATTGCTGGTTTCGCTTTTCACAGTAATTATGTTTGAAAATTTTTATACGTATTTCTTCGGGAATTTCTCTAAACTTTCCTTCAAACCATTTCAAGTATATTGACGGCGAATTGTCACAGTATTGTTTTAGTGCTTTTTCCGTGAATATTAAATTACAGATTGTTTCAACCACTAAATCAACTTTTTCAGGTCGTACGCTTCCGTCACTTCTAAGAATGCTTTGATTCCAATCTAAACGGCGCAATTCATCGTCTATAAGTTTCTCAGGTGTATCAACTAAGCAGTAGATTAACTCGGAGCGCTTAAGGCTCCATAAGTCCATATACACGTCTAGTTGCCATTCATAATCCTTATTTGGAATTTCAGTAGCGCGTAATGGAAATGTTTTCCAACTCCACGAAGATTTAATGTCTCGAATTTTGTAGTGCGCAATATCTGCTTCGCCTGAAAAGAAATCGTTTGTTTTACGCTTCTTGTTTTTGATCACAAGAGCATTCTTATAATTAGAATATAGCGTTAGGCTTTTTTCTTCTGCGGCTAATCCTTTTTCGATGTACTTAGAGTTTATTTTTTCGCTTCTACTTGTTAGCTGTTCAAATACTAATCCCTCTAAAAATATCTTCGCAGTATCTGTAAGTTTTAGTTTTTTGTTATTTCGCTGATCGTACAAACACCCCCATGTAGACAATTGTTTTTCTGTCAATGGTCTTCCTTCACCTTTTCTTCTTGCGTCGAAATCTTGAAATGTTTTTTCTTGCTTATCAGTTAAAGGCTTTGGAAGTCCTTTCATGATTTTACCAATGGAATGCGCGCGAAACAAATAGTTGCTGAAATCTTTCATAGTTATTCGTTTAATGCGTTTTCATGAATGATTTGATTTTCGCGCTCTGTTAGCTCTTTTTCAAACCTTACTTTCAATTCATCACTTAGCTTTGTTTTTACTTTATCGAGTTCGTCTATTGTTTTAGCGGCTTCAATAAATTTTAAAATACGTGCAGTTTCTTCCTGCTCGCTTTCGGCTTCTACATCGATAGTGTTTTGATTGTCGATGTAGTCATATTGCCCTTCTTTAGTTTGCACGCTTTGATCAGCAAGCTGCGCTGTCTCCATTTGAATGCTCATGATTCCCCATTTAGAAATCATGTTTTTTAAAACAGTTTTCATTGCCATAGCGTCAAATTGGTCTTTATCATTCCAAGGTGAATGAGAAGAATTAAAAGCCTTAGAATATTTCTTAGCGTGTGCAATAACTTCTTCTTTGCTCCAATACGTCATTTTTTCCATTCCGTTATTAAGCTTGAAATAAGAAGCATAACCAACTATTTCACCTGTACCAACTTCATCAAAGTTTGCAATCAATTCTTCTGTTAATCTGTTGAAAGATTTAAATTGATTTTGATAAACCTGTACTACATTGATACGCGAGTATTGACCTGTGCGCAATGCTAATTGTACAAAACCTTTATAACCCATTTGAAACTGGGCGTTACCTTTATACGGAACAATCCAGGCGAATCCTAAATTAGGATTAATAGGTAGGTCTAAGCTTGCCGCCGTTGCCGCTGCATTTAATACCGTTTCAGGTGATGCAGTTTTTAGTAATTTGTTTCCGTTTACTACTTGTAATACTGAGGAAATAAAACCCTGTGCTTTATCTCCTAAAATCTTTTCAAAACGTTCCTGTATGGATTTTTGAGCGAATAAATTCTTTGTTGTTAATTGTTGATTTTGACTCATGATTGATTTTTTAAAAGCACACTACAACATTTTTATACCTCTATTAGCTGTTGTAGTGCGCGAGGTTTTTTATTTAATAATTACGTGTTTATATAGTACTCCGATGCAAAAGCCAGCTACTAGCGCGCTTGATACTGCGATTGTCGTTACAATGTCCATTATCTTAGAATTATGATTCCGTGTCCGTTTTCTTGGAACACTATATTATTCTCTTCCAAAAAGCTTAATACAGCTTCTGTTTTTTCTTGTGCGTTTATCAATTTGTTGAAATTGTTAATTGACACTTTTATAACCTTGGGTGTTATTCCTACGATTAAATGTTCGTTTTCGTTGTGTAATATTTTTTGAATATTGTCTATGATTTCTATGTCTGTCATTTTTCTTTGTTTTTAGGTTAATAAAGCGGGTAGCTATTGCCCTGAACCACCCGCGTGCAATATTTAGTTTCGAGGGGATTTCTTTTTTACTTTTTAATTGGAAGCGGTGGGCGGCGGTTTTTGAGTGTCTAGATCAAAACTTTCAGTATGAGAGCCGCCCTTTTGCTTCCTTCCATGAACTAAACTCAAATTCTTTTTAAAAAACAGGGAGCCAGCTTTCGCGCCTTTTTTTGACTCCCTGAAATCAACCATAAATAATTAACCATGTTCTTTCATCGAAAGCGACAGACGGCAAAAACAACTAAATTTTCCCTACCTTATGAATTATGGATAACCGCCTGCGCTTTCTTACCATGAACTAAATCAAAAAGCTATTTGCCAAATAATTCTTCTTTGAAGCGGTCTAAATCATATTGTCTAATTAATCTATGACCGCCTGCCTGATCTTGTGTTGCTTTTAATTTTATTATTTTTCCGTTTACAGTTACACCTTTATCGATGTAGCTTATTACGGTGTTCCTTCCTTTTCCTAGCTGTTGCTCTGCATCTTTGGTAGAAATGAGTATTTTTTTTGATGCTTCTTCATTTGCTATCTGCACACCTTTTTCAATTCCTTTTAACACACTCTGATCAATGATTGACTCTAGTGCATCTATCGGAATTATGTAATTCCCTCCTACTTTTATGATGTCTGTTGGCATAGTTTTTTAGTTTAATTGCGCTTTCTTATTCATCAAATCAGGTAAAAGTGTTTTTTCTGTAAATTCACCTACGTTTCGAGCTAGTAAGCCGATTTGATCACCATGATATGCGCCTTTTGTAACATTTAGAATTAATCGCAATTCTTCTTCTCCATGTATATCACATAGTTGAATTAATTCGTCTATTTTGTTTTGTATCAGTTGATTCATGATTGATTTTTTTATTGCGGCAACTTCGCCTTCACCCTCCCACAGATGATTAACTTTGCTTTCTACTTGTTTTAATAAAAAAGATTTCATAAAGCTTAGTTGATGGTTTGTTGCCG